CTTCAAAGCATCAACAAGTTTCTTGTAACCCTTGATACCTGCTTCGAATTTCTTCTTGGCTCGTACACCATCTTCAGGAGTACCTCCAATAAGGATTCCACATTTCTTTGCAGAGCATCCGTATAAATTTGCGTACGCGAAAGTCTTGGCCTGGTCCCTGGTTAATCCTACAAGATCAGCTGTAGTCTGGTGGATATCACCATTGACAACCGTGTCAGCATATTTACCACCATCCCATTTAGCAAGATAATGTCCTAAGCATCTTAGTTCGAGTCCAGAAGCGTCAGCTCCTACCATCTTATATCCATCAGGTGTCGTGAACATCGCCCTCATTTCTTTCCCATAAGGACTGCGAACAGCTGGTACCTGTTGAATATTAGGTCTATTGGCAGAGCAGCGTCTTGTCGTTGTCCCTACTGTATCAATATTCCCATGCATACGTCCATCAGCTTTAACTAGCTTCAGCCACGCGTTCTTCCCATCTGCAAGCTGTCCTAAGCGTTTAGTCAGCATCAAGGATTCCTGGAGGAGTTTAGCTGCTGGTATTGAATCAGGCAGCGTTCCTAAGGTCTTCTCATTGATGATAACAGAACCTTTGTCAGTGAACTCTGTAGGTCTCCATCCTAAATCCATCAAGCGTTTAGCAATCTGTTGTCTTGAATTAGGGTTGAATATCTGTATTTGAATCTTGGTGTACTCAGTAAACGCAAAGAACCTATTCTTCCAGGTGTGTCCATCCGTAGATACCTTCTTCTGCGTCCTATTTCTCTTGTTTATGAAGACTTTACCGTCCTGGACTGGCACAACCTTCGGAGGAAACATGTCGGCCAGTGAGGCGTTAATTTCAGCCTTCCTGCGCATCAATTTCATATTGAGCTCTTCAGCCTTATCGATGTCAAATTGAACCCCAGCTCTTTCCATTCTAGCGATAAGAGCAGCGAACTTCATTTCCATCTTGACAGCTTTGGGAGCGTACTTCTTGGATTCGAGTTTCTTGAATAGATCGACATTCAGCATTACATCTTGGATACAGTAAGTGACCATATCCTCGCTGAGTACCTTCCAGTCAGTATCTTCACCGAAAGTACCTTTGTTATTGTTAAGACGGTAACCCCATGCTTTAAGGCTATGAGAGCCTACCAGCTTACGAGGAAACCCCTTTTTGGTTCTTTGGGAGTCGAACATCATTAGTTCTGGATAGACAAGTTTGCCTAATACCAGAGTGTCAATGAGTTCAACATTAGAGAAGTCTGCTTCTGGGTAAAATCTTTTCAGGACCGGTTGGTCAAATCTCAATATGTTATGACCTATTACCCGATCGACCTTAGTCATAGCCTCGACAACTTTAGCCATCTTACGCGGCTCTTTAGACGTAGCTGTTACCGTCTGCCCAGTTTCGATACAGTGACAACAGATGACATGTATCTGGGTTAAGTCTTCGAGGAATCCATCAGTTTCCAAGTCGTATACAATACTTTTCATATTGGTCTATCGTCCTTATTGGTCTTACTGTCGGCCAGCATAGCGAGCCCACACATGGCATGATGTAAATGTGGTAAGCCAGACTCTGGATCGGTATCCTCACCGGAGTACCAGGCGAATACATGGCGTAAGACTGCTCCATAGAGACGAGAATATTCCAGTCCCCCATCTACAGCCCAGTTCATATCACCATACTTCTTAGCCCCAAAGCCAAATACTTTTGCCATTCCAAGGATTGCTTCGACAGGTACGAGGTCAGTTCTTGGTTTGTCCCCATCAAACTTTTTAGCTTTTTCCATAACATGTTACCTCTTAGATTGATTAGCCCGGCGATTAAACCGGGCATTGTTAATTACAGTAAACGAAGTCCTTTGTGGGTAGCCATCAATGCTCTAATGAATTCTTTAATCATGATAGTATTTCCTTTCTGTTTATATGTTTATTAGAAGCCGTCGAAATCTATTTCTTGCTGTGTTTCGACAACCTTAGGTTTATCTACTATTTCTTCAAACTCTGGTATTTCAATTGGTTCAAACTCATTATTGTCTTCAATATCAGATGGTACTGGCTTGAAGTCTTTAGGAACCTCAGTCATCCTACCTGTGTTGAAATCGAATTTAAGTTTACAGGCAACGCCAGTCACTCCCAGGTATCTATTCTTTAGTACCCGAACAGTACTGACCGTACGTTCTTCTTCTTTCTCAGCCTGGAGATTCCTTTCCAGAGCAATACAGCTGTCTGCCCATTGGCCTAAACTGTGTGAACCCCTTAGTGAAGACAAGTTAATTTTACCACCTTCTTCAGCAGTAGAGTCACCAGTACTCGACCTGTTCAGATGTGAGATTGCAATCAGCGAGATATCTAATTCACGGATAAGCTCTGAAAGCCTTGTCATTGCAGCGTCTATTACTTTGTAGTCTGCGCTTGCATCGCCTGAAGTTAAAGCAGCAATATGATCAAGAATAATCACTTTACAGCCATAGGCTTTAGCCCAGTGACGGATTGTTCTTGCTACTGTGTCAACATCACTCCCACCAAACTTATCGTATGACTGGACAAGTGATGAGCCGAATAGCTTATCAAATGCAGCTTTCTTCGTCTTCTCTGGAGCATCGTGTCCATGGATATGTAATGGTACACCTATCTCTAATCCCATTAAGGATAGAGCCGTTGTACGGATATTCTCCTCAAGCAAGATACATCCACAGGCAACTTTATGCTTTGAGACCATATGATGAATGATCTGTTTCACAAAGGTTGTCTTTCCGACAGAAGTACCTGCGGCCACGATCGTCAATTCTCCTGGCCTAATACCACCAGTTAACGCATCGAGCCCTTTATACGGTGTAGCTAAGCCTGGTTCAGTCTTCTGGTTAATAAGGTCCCAGGTGTCTTTCATGTCAATAACGCCGTCAGGTTGGACAGTCTTGGCCTGCCATAGACAATCAAGAACCTCTGGCCCACGCCCGGCGAGTAACATAGCGTTAGCATCCTTGAGTGGCAGATTTGCAATGGCAGCTTTCCCAGGGGATAATACCTTGGCGCATTTAGCAGCAGCTTCTCTCCCAGGATCATCGTTATCAAAGCAGATTATCACCTGCTCCCATTTTTCGAGTTCAGTTAGTTCTTCTTTAAAGGTTCTTTCAGCAGAGGCGGCTCCATGAGGAAGTGATACTACGGGCCATTTCCCATTAAAGAGCTGGCTCACCGTAAGCATATCTATCTCACCTTCTACGACCACAAGACGTTTACCTGGCTTATACAGGTGTTGCCCGACCAGCCCAGGGGATTTAGCATTCCCGAGCCATTTGAACTGCTTATCACGGGTTCTGAGTTTCTGAGCCCGAAGCTTTCCGTCTTTATCATAGAAGTCAACAACATGAACAAGCTCCCCATTCTCTCGCTTGCCGACCTTATAGCCGTACTTACCGGCAATTTCTTTATTGATACCGCGGGCCTTCAGGTCAACGACCTTACCGCGGATAGGAGTCCAATCCATATTCTTCACCTCTTTCTTTTTGGTATGAGTGTGTTCGACATCGTCCCGCCTCTTATGATCACCGCAGCTAAAGCAGTGAGTGTAGGCGCTATATCTAGCAACAGCATCGCTTGAACCGCAAGCCTCACAAGGCAAATGGATAGCTTCAGCCCGCTCATTTTCATCGTTATAACTCATAGTTGATCGCTCCCTTCATTATATTGTAAGGTGATGGAACCACGAGAACCGCGTCAGATAAGTCTTTCAGCGATTCCCGAGGCTACATCTCTTGCAATTATTGGTCCACTATTCGTTAAGTGGTACAAATATTCCGTATTCTCCTTCAATGACAACACCGGCTCCAAGTGTAACTTTTCCTCGGTAGTCAGCGGCATAGGCTGTTCCGTATGTACCAGAACTGACCAAGCAGCCCACATTCAATCCAAATATTGTTTTACCATCATAGCGAGCCATGTAGTTGACTCCTCCATGCTGATGAGTATGACCCTGGATAAATGAGACTCCCATCTTCATGGCTGTATTCTTGGCACCATAAATACCAGCTGAACCAACACCATGATCATAGACACAACCATCAATCTCATGAGTCTTGGCACATTCCCAGGTGTCCGGGAGGTCATATAACTGGTTAAAGGTCTTCAGATATTCCTCTGGAATCCCAACAGTTTTAGCCTGCCGTGGGCCTATTTTGTCGTGGTTACCAAGGCATAGCTTCAGTACTGGGAAGGCTTCAATCCAAGGTTTCAATGCTTTCTTGGTAGCTTCGAGTTCGTCCTTGACGTTCATTGCTTCGAGTTCAGAAGCAAATCTGGATGCTGCATGCTGGTCGACGACATCCCCGATGCAGACAACGGTATCACAGTTGTATTCTTTGTAGAGCTTCTTACAATGAGCAAGCGCTTTCGGATGTTCGAACGGGATGTGAAGATCACTAATCACGAGAACACGTTTCTTCTTATTGGTAACGACCTTAGTGGTAAGAGACTCCCGAGCTGCTGAGATCATTTCAGCTTTAACCATGCGAGCATATCTGGTAGACACGCCAGCCAGGTCAGCAATCTTACTGTTGCGATGCTTCGGGTGTTTCTTGAATAGATCAATCATCTTTTCTTTCTTAGTCATAATTAGAGTTCCTTATAGTATTTTTCATATCGTTGTATTGCAAGTTCCTTAGTAATTGCCTGGATAGCCTTCGCCATCTGTACTTTCTCTTCTTTGGTGCAGGGCCACTTCATCCATTGAGCCGGGACATGGAGTTCTGCCCATGGGAATCCGTGCTTGTCTGACCAATCAGCATATGTGGTTTTGCTTTTCTTACTGATAGTATTCTTGGCTCTTTGGAAGATGAATCTGATATCAAGCTCGGGATAGGTCTTCTTCACCAAGATCATTTTCTTCCGGTCTTCAAGAGTGAGTAGGCCTTTCACTTCCAGGAAAATTCCACTATTGAGCAGTAGAAGGTCCGGGATATACCGTTTCATTTTTGCAGGAGAAATGTAGAATAGGGTCCTACTTTCATATTCAAATGGGCATCCATGATCCTTCAGATGCTTTGCGACTCTTGCTTCAAGCTTGGATCGATACTTTCCAGTCCTGGTTCCTCTGCCTCTCATGGCCTTCATTTCGCTGTATTTGGGATGTATAATGACTGACATATAATGCCTCCTGTCTAGGTTAAAATGGCCCCATACGGAAAGTACAGGGCCTTATTATGGACAATTAGAAGTCTATATCATCGTCATCATCATCGTCATCTTCAACAGGTTCCGGTTGGCCATCAGCAGCACAGAGATCATTAGGATCATCTTCATCACCAGAGGCTTCAGGAGCGTCAGCAACATCGAATCCACCGTCGACTGTATCGAAGATTGAACCAGCGTCTTCTTTATCTACAAAGTAAGATACCAGTTCTACCACCTGAACAGCTGTCGGCTGGATGGTAACTCCACATCCGGCACTGGCTGTTGACCAGCAATAAATCTGGGCTGCGCAATTAACGATAGAACCAGCAGCAATACCAATCTTCTTAATGATAGGGTCAGTTTTGGCATCATAGAGTTCTACCTTCCGGTCAATGGTAGTCCCATCGCGGAGAGTAATCTTTGCTTTCAGTTTGCATTTAATTTCAAGAGTCTTGGCATCTTTGTTAACTTTGTATGGAGGAGTGGCGAGTCTTGAGCCTTCCTGTTTCTTCAGGTTTTCTTTCATGGCTTTGTCAATAGTAGCTTTGGCGACTTTAGCATCTTCGCCTCTGAGCAGAGCAGTAAAATGGTAGACGCCTTCAGGGACAAATTTGGTATCTGCTTTCTCGAGGTGCACATAGCCGGCCAGTTCTGCATTCTTAATCATCATCGTCTGAATTTTTGCTTTCTTTGCCATCGTAAATATTTCCTTATTAGTCTTGATAATTAGTTACTGTGTGGTTGTCTGTCTGGTGCTTCTTATACGCTTTATGTCCTCCAAGCTTTACAGCAAGGTACATGGACTGGCGTTTCCAGAAGGGCACCTTCGAGTCTTTCATCATCTTCAAGAACAGCTTATCGCTGAACTTCTTACCGGCTTGATGCCAGTAGTTCCAATCATGTAGGATGGCTGCATGTGTGAACAAGCCGAGCTGAGGGATGATACTTCTCATTGCTCGTGGAATAGAGGCGAAGTCACTCATGAATCCTTTAGGGATGAAGTATGTCTCATCTCCGAAGGTCCAAGTGAAGTCCTCTGCGAGTTTACATGTCCGACCATCGTCGTTAAATGTTACTGTTAAAGGTGAGCGCATTGGTATTCCTCATATTTCTCAATGAACTTTTCAATTGTGCCTTTGCCCAGATAACTATTGTAAGTTTTCTTCCAGGCAGTGGCGTAGCTCTCGACGTCTCCCAATGTGATCATATCGAAAGCGTTGTATCTCAAATAATGGATATAGCAGAAGACCGTCTGGGCCTCGAAGCTTGCTATAAATTCATCGTTTGAGAGGGTTGCAAGTGTTTGTACTCGTTGAGCGAGAACAGGTCTGTATGATAGGTAATTCGTCTTTATATCGGCAAGTGTGGATGGTTCCATTTGGTAGACTCCAATTGCTGGGCCTCCATTATGTTGAATGACATATTTTCCAAGATCACTTTCGACAGACATAGTTCCAATCAACAGATCGAGTTCTTTATCTAATGGATTAAAGCCTACTGACTCGAGGATTGTTCTTATGTCTTCCCGGAGTGAGTAGTTATGTGAGTTACTTGGCAGCTGCGTGGCGGATAGACCTATAGCAACCATTACCAATATACTTACCCTTAGGCTTGACCAGATTGTCTTCAACCTTGGCGTCGTATTCGACATGTTCGACTGTGACATAAGCGCCTTTCTTACCGGTGAATTCAGTAATGAGGTCTTTTACATCGGATACAGATGTTACAGCGGCTTCTTTACTGAGATGCACGTGGATAACTTTGGTTCTTCTTTTCATAGTAGTGTGTTCCTTATATACAAGATTTGAGTTCATTAATAATATCCTGAGCTGTCCAGCTATGCTCTGGTATGAATTCATTTGCATGCTCGACTAAGGCTATCAGAACGTCATCGAAGCCTGCTCCTGATCCTATTACCAGATCACCTTCATCAAGGTAATGAGCTTCACCGAGTTCTTCCCGGCAGATGTGAATGTGGTTCATATTTATTCGTCCTCTTCATCTTCCTCGTCATAATAACCGGCCTCTTCGAATGCATCGATAAGGTCGTCTATCTCATTTGCTCCTCGGCTGATACCCATTGTGTTGAGCAGCTCTTCAAAGTCTTTACTCATGTTGATTTTCTCCTATTAATGTTGGTTATGGTTTGTAGTGGTGGGGATTTTGTCCGCACGTGCGGACAATTTACCCGGTGTGGATTCCGGGCACCCTGGTGCCCAAATTCAACGCTCTGGGTACTTCCCTTCATTCTATTTCAAGTTCAATTTGTGGCGGAAATCCTTGTGGTTATTGGGCTTTGGGAGTTGGAGGGTTGTAGGTACGTAGAAAATAATCTCAAAAGTGACCACACGTGTGGTCGTTTTTTTCAATTAGTGCACCAGGGGGGGGGCACAGCCTCCAGAACACAGAAAAGGCCCAGCAGGAACTTAATCCCACCGGGCCTCGTCTATTGTCTATGCAAAGAAGTTTACACTATCTAAGCATTCTTCAATGTTCAGTCTGTCATCTTCAGGAGCATATGGAATCTGAGGCAGCTCTTCATCCTTACCACCCTGTTCAATTAACTGTTGTCTGTAGCTCTCGAGTGGAGAAACTTTGTACATGTCTACAAATTCTTCCCTCAAGATCACTCCTAATCTCTGGCCGTCTGCACAGTGCACTGCAAAGTCATCGTGGACGCAGATAATTGACATCCCCTCTGAAACAGCTCTGTCAGCGGTTCTCAAGCAGTGTGCCCCATCATTCTGGTGCGTAGCATTGGGAGAAGCTGCTGCACATTGCTTATTAATATTGATATCATCACTCATTTTCTTGAACTGGATTCTCAACTGTTTCTTATTTAACCCAGTAATAACATGTTCATCCTCAGTCTTATGGTAGTTCTGCATCATGAGAAAACCTGCTGGGCTTACTATCTCAACTGGTTTCTCCCCCATGGCTCTAATGGACTTACTGTAAAATTCATTCATTGTCTTAGCTACAGCAGCAGCTTCATCAAGAGCAAGCTCAAGCGCCCATCCTAAGATTGAACCAAACTCATAGGGTGTACACTCAACCTTGATCTCACCTTTCTTGAAAACATCAATCAGGTTATCTCTTCTTCCTTGAGCCTGTTGTCCATATCCAATGCACATTACGCTCTTTTTAGCGCACATACGTCTGGTTGAATAGTCGGCACTCAGGAATGCTTCTTTGATGCTTCTACATGCATCTATGCTCCTGTCATCCTTCCCTTTAGCAGCAGACAGATGAGCAATCTCTTCAGGAGTATGGTCTTCAAGAATCTTTACCATAGCAGTAGCTACATCTGAATATAGATCAGCAAGAGGGTCATCATCAGTAGAGGTAGTTACATTTACAGATTCAGCAAGAGAGTATGATTTCAGGCCTGCACTTGCATGCTGACAAGCTGAGGCAGTTCCATCATATGCAGCAGCTACATGACTCTTGAAGTTCTGGCGTTTCTTATCT